TAGGTATTCTACAATGAAAGCCTTCTTTGACAGTTACTTTACTGCCATCTTTCATCGTTGTTTCATTGATACCTAATTCTTGCATTTTTGTTGGAATTGTTTCACCAGAAAGTATATCTCTTTCTCGTCTTAATTCTTTCATTGTCTCTTCCATATTTTCTATTTCAGAGTCTAAATCTAATTGTCGTTGAATAAGTTTAGATAATCCTGTTAGATCATCATCTTGAAGTTTCTTTAAATCACCTGCATCTTGTTTCAGATCATCAAAGTCTATTGTGTTAGCCATATTACCTCCTTTATAGAACAGCTTGGGAGGCCTAGTTGTTTCACCTCCAACTTTCGGGATACAGATAAACATTGCTCTACCCTACTCGTACCTACTCATGATAGCCTCAGCTAGTTAGCCCTACTCTATCACCCCTGTGCGTTACGCCTCTGTTAAAAACGTTATTCCGCCACAAGCTATAAGTGCCAGCTAAGCACTTAATTGTTCGTTAAAAAAGTTATACTTGAAATCCTAACAAAATGCAATATATTATTTCTATATGGCTAACTTTTTTTTGAAGGAACCTTTTCTTCATCAACTTAAAGCAAGACGAATTTGTCATGATAGAAATATCAACAATTTCGCCTACTTGATGGAAATGGGCACAGGTAAAACTATAACAGCAATCATGGATTTGATGATATTGCATCATGAAAAAGGTGTGGATAACTGTGTAATCTTTGCACCGAAGTCCGTGTATCGTAATTGGTATAAAGAAATTACAGAATTTGTTGCACCTGAAAAAACAAAATATGCAATTAGTACGTGGGACCCTAGTCTTAAAGATCCTGTTACTAAAGCTAAATTAACAGATTTATTAGAAAAAAGTATTGTACCACTTAATATTTTTTTGATGAATATAGAATCTATCTCATCACCAAAAGGTGTAAAGTTTTTAGAAAAATACCTTAGTGTACAAGATAAAAAGAAAACAATGATGATTGTTGATGAAAGTACAACTATCAAAACACACAATGCTAAACGTACAAAAAACTTAATTAAGTTGACAAAAGATTTAAGCTATAAAAGAATTTTAACAGGTACACCTATTACTAAATCACCACTAGATATTTATACACAGTTTGCTTTTCTTGACCCTAAGATACTTGGTCAAACTAATTACTATGCTTTTCGTGCTCGCTACGCAAAGATTGTCAATAGACCTACGTCAGGTGGTCGTCACTTCCCTTTGATAACAGGCTATCAACGTTTAGATGAATTAGAAGAAAAGATTTATACTCATGCTTTCCGTGTCAAGAAAGAAGAATGCACGGACCTGCCTGAGAAAATATATATGAAAAGGTTCATACCTATGAGTGAGAAACAACTCGTAGCTTATGAATCATTGAGAAGAAACGCAATGTTTATTTTCAATGACAAAACAACGACATCTGTGAACCGGCTCTCACAGATTGTTAAGTTGCACCAGGTATGTTGTGGATTCACTATTAATGATAATGGTGAAATCCACGACGTGCCTAACAAACGATATGATGAACTATTAAATGTCCTAGAGGAAGTCGATGGCAAAGTAATTATCTGGGCAAACTATAGACACAATATTGAAACGATAACTCAAAAACTAAAGGAGAAATACGGTGATACTTCGACTGCAGCTTTTTATGGTGATACAGAAAATCAAGTACGCATGGATCTTGTCAAAAATTTTCAGGACAAAGGACATGATCTCACGTACCTTGTTGCGAACCCTAAGACTGGTGGATATGGAATCACTCTTACTGCCTCTCACACTGTTGTGTACTTTTCAAACAATTATGATCTTGAGATAAGATTACAAAGCGAGGATCGTGCTCACAGAATTGGTCAGAAGAATAAGGTTACCTATGTTGATTTTGTTTGTCAGGGAACGGTTGATGAAAAGATATTAACTGCCTTGAAGAACAAAGTCGACATAGCCAGTCAAGTGATGGGTGATGAGTTGAAAAGTTGGATTACTTAGATTTTTTCTTTTGAGCTTTTCTCATTTTTTCTGAATCCCTCATTGTAGTTTCTAATTTAATACCAATATAACCTGTTGCGGCGGTGCCACCCATTATACCTTTAAAAATAGCATCATCTCTTTTTCTTTGTTTAATTCTTTTGATAACTCTACTTTCAGATCGGTCGCGAAAGGTTTTTTCCTTTTTCTTCTTTTTACCTAAAAGACCCAAGCCTTTTTTTGCAATACCGAAGATACTCATTACCTAGATATTCCGTAACCACGTTTAGCTAAACGACCAGCTACAGTTCCACCATTTTTAAAGTTATAACCTCTTCTACCAAGTGTAGATCTTCTGTCAGGTTTTTCTCCACGAGCTATTGATCTTTTTTCTGCTTGACGTGCTCTGATACCAGCTTGACTTTTTGATGGTGAAAACGGCTTGTAATCCTTATCAAACTTAGATTTTGGTGTTTTTATAGATCTTACACGATCGCCTTCTTTGGCTCCTGCTTTTATCTTTTTGGCACGAACTAATGATGGAATATTTTTAGCATTCTTTTTTACAGCATCTTTACCAAACTTTTTTATTGCTGCTTTGATACCTTTACCTGCTACTACTCTAGCAATTTGTGCTGCGATTGGTACTAAAGGGAGAACCATTAATCACCACCTGTGAGTTCGTCTTCAAGCTGAATGATTTCAGCCATAACTTCTGATTCGTTGTCCTCGGTCATTGAGCCACGAAGCTCTCTAATTCTCTCTAAGATATCTTCTTCTTTATCATATGACATTAGTTGGGCCTTACATTATAACCTAAGCCTTTAGTAGCTGCTCCGCCACCTCTAGCTGTTCCTCTAACAACACCACCATCTTTCATGTAACCCATTTTGTTACGGACTTTTTTTGGTAGCTTTGCTAGACCTGGATTCTTCTTTTTATCAACTGTTTTTAGATTCTTTTTCATAGAGCCTCCTACTTTTTCTTTTTGCCATAAAGCTTCATGGCTCTTGCAGTATATGCTTTTTCAACCATGCCTTTTGGCATTGGAACATCAACGATTTTAGACTCGTCAATAACTTTAGGTTCAATTATCTTTATATGATCAAATTTGTATTTACCCATGCTTGAATCCTACTCTTATACGTTCGTTTTTGCAACTATTTCTGCAAGACTTTCACATCTTTTTGTTGTCTGTTTATGCCACCTCGAGTCCTTCATCTCAGTAGCGGCGTCTTTCCAACGTTTCTCACGCATGGCTTTCCACATGTTTTTAAACTTACGAACACCATTTGTGCCTAATTGAAACACCATTTCTAGTATAACTTCAGATACATTGTCAGGTAAATCGTGTCCAACACACTCATCTATCAATAGATCAGCCCCCGCAGCAGCTCTATTCAGGTCTATATCAAATAGTTCTTCGACTTCTTCCATGGATATTTCAACGCCTTCAGCGTATCGTGTCCGTTCGTGAGGCTGAATAAGGTGGCCTATGCCGATCGTGGCTTTTCCTAGTGTGTCTAAATACATTACTGTGCGCACCCCTTCATGCAAACGCACCCTTGCTTTCAAGTCATCTGTTAAATCAATCATGATCCTATCCCCCAATGCTTTTGATGTTCATCGGGATCTCCTTTCTTAAATAAATTTTTAATTTTATATGTTATAACTGCCCACAGGTTTTTCATTATCTAGTTTACCTAATAAATCAAAAATACCATTATTCCCAACATTTTGCAAGTTAGCTTCTAATAATTGTGGCATGCCTCCCATTGGCATATTAGGGTTTGGTGGAATGCCCATGATCCCTGGATCGGGGTCCATAGGATATACTTCTTGTGGTCTGATCACAGGGCCATACATCATTCTTTTTTCCATATCTACTTCTGGTCTGATTGTGCCCATATCTGTATCAAAAAAAGGCTCACTAGACATTGGTGTATCCGTCTTCGGAACAGCGTAAGGACGCACCTCACCTCGCTGAAACAAATCTTGTTCTATAATATTTGGCTCACTAGGAATCACTGTCTCTTCTTCTGGTAACATAAACTGATTAGGTCCTGGTTCAAAGCCCTCGAACCTTGGTAACATATCTATGTTCTCTGGTGGACCTTCAGCAAGTTTTTTTGTTGCACCACCCTTATTCATTTTCAATGGCTTTGTCGGTAATTGACTTAACGGTGTTACAGCATCTAAAGCGATCATAGTGTTCCTATTCCTCTTTTCATCATTTGACTTTCTAAGGCATCATCTAAAGTTCCAAAAGCTAAATCACTTCGAGTTTGTGGTGCAAGTTGTGCTCCTGGAATATTTGGTTGTAGTGAAACGTCAGGTTGAAAAGTAGTATCATAAAAACGTTGTTCTTGAGTATCAGGTGTAACTCTTCTGTCAATCTCACGTAAAGTTTCTAAGTCACGTCCTTCTGGAGTTTTAGTCATTAATTCAATTTGTTTATCTCTAGCTGCATTTTGTTCTAATTTACTTTGAGGATTCTCTATTAAACTAATAATCGATTGATCAATCTCTTTCATAAAGTCTTGTTCTTCTAAATCTTCATCGGTTGGTAAGAATTCATTTGCCCATTGTATGAGGTCATTTCTTCTTGACTTTGTAAGAGGATCTTTTGTAGGAAACTTAACAGCGTCAGTATACACTTCAGTAAATGCTTTTAAAGCTTTAGGACTTGTTAATAATTTTGAACCATACTTTAACATTAATGCTGTCATAATAGGATTCATAGCCACAAATCCACCTGCGCCTGCGCCCATAGCAGAACCTAACATGATTCCTTTAAAACCACTCAAGGTAATCCTTCTAGTAACGAAGGTTGAAGGATCATTAACAATGAAAGCACCTGCCGCATCTGCTGCAGATAAAAAGTCTTTTATACCATTAACTGTTACGCCTGTGCCCTCTAATGCTTCAGTAAGAACTTCAATACCATCTTCAGTATCTAAACCTAGTTTCTTAGCAAATGCTTGTGGACTAAATTCTACCTGACCAAATTCTAACATTTCTGGTGCTGCCTTTTTCAAACCATGCTTTTGAATTAAATCAGGACTTGCGGAAGTAACATTTAAGTATTGATTAGGTGTTACACCAACAGGAAGACCTACGATTGAATCATTAAGGGCATCACCTAAGAGTCTTCTTACAACTCTTAATTGACCCGCATTGGGTGCAACGCTCGTAATAGGTAGAACTTTTTTAATGGTTTGATTATATGTTGGACTTTTTGGATCTAAATCTTTTACAAGAGTTTCTATATTAACAACCACACCTTCTTTATTACCCGCTTTTCTAAAAGCTTGTACTTGTTCAGGTGTTGCTTTTGATAGTTCTAATAAATGTTTCATTGCATCAGGATCATTTTTTGCTCTTTGTAAAATGGTGTCAAAAACTTCTTTTGTATACATCATGCCATATTTTTGATCAGGTCCTGGACCAAATATGTTTGCATTAACTTGTTTTACATTAGAGGCCACGCCTCCTGTATAATCAGGTATAGTTGCTGCAAAATATTCATTAGCAGCAGAAAGTTTTTTCAAAGCAGTATTAAAGACAACATCATCCACTTCATTACCTATATTTTTAAGATTGGTAATATCCATTTCTAACATCGCAGCTAAATTACCAATGGCTTGTGCTTGGTTTTCTGGAATCTTACCTTTAAATTCTGTTTTAAAATTAACTGCAAAATCATTAAACATTTGACGAAGTGTGATTGCTTGTTCCATTGTAATATTAGGATCTAATTTTCCCAACATCCCATATAACTTTCCAAAAGATTCTTGAGACTTTGAACCTGGAAACTGAAAGGGTTCTCCTGTAGTAAGACCGGGAATACCCTCTTCGTACGATGCTCGAGTGTCATTAGCAAGTTTTCTAAAATTGTCTATATTTATAACTTTTTTACCTTTTAGTTTTTTGGCATACTCTTCAAAGTTTTCATATAAATATCGTTGTGCATTTCTTACAGACTCATAATTACTTTGCATCATCTTAGACAAATCCTTTCCTAACATTGAAACTGTTTGTAAAGGTGCTACAGAGTTCATTAATTTACCTAAATATTGTCTTGAAGCTTCTTGTACAGCTTGTTGTTGTGTTCCAAATTCTTTACCTACCCATGGTAAAACACCAATAACTTTACTGTACGCTCTCCAAAATGGCATATTGGTAGCCTGAATAATACCCAATGGCATACCGTAAGTGTCTGATATCTCAGCTAATTTTTGTAAATTCTTTTTTGTAGGACTAATGCCAAATATTTTATTACCAATAAATCCTTTTGTATGATTGAAGATAGGTCCCATTGCAGCGGCTCCACCTGTAAATGCAGCGTTTAACATAGTGTCATATAAAAATTGTGAACTTGCTTCTTTCAAACTAGGGTTTGGTAAATCTAATAATGTTCTAAGAATTCTATTACTAAAATCATAGGCATAACCACCCGCTTGTGTTCCAAGCATTTCAGAGCCATATAATTCTTGCGGAGTTAACAAAGCAAAAGGATTTCGTGTACCCATTACCTTTGCAGCCTGTGCTCCTGCTACACCAGTCATACCACCAATCATTTCAGCAGAAGGTTTAGAAACTAAGTTTTGAGGTAGTCTTACATCATCAGGTAAGTATTGTCCTACAAAAGGAATGTAAGAACCGGGGTTAGGTAGCGAAAACTCTTTTGCTGCTTGATTATAGTAAAAGTTTGCTGGATCTTTTATTAACTCTTCACGAGCCATAACATCAGAAGTTTTATTAGCTAGTTCACCATAGTATTCTTTACTTCCTTTTTCAAAAGGTATTCCAGAAAGTAACATTTGTTTGTCACTAGCTTCAATCTTTTTTAACACTTCTTGAGTTCCCTCAAATGTTAAATCAGCAGGTAAGCCGTAAGCTTTTTTTATCTTACTTAAATCTTGTTGAGACATCTTACCTCCAGGCATCTCTAACATAATTGTTTTTTGATTAGGAGTGCCTTTCATTAAGGTAATTGGCTTGCCTTTTTTTGTTCCTGGTGTGAAAGAATCTATTTGTACAATGTTATCTCTTTCCATTACATTAACCCTTCTACAGAAGATACACTAAATAAATCATCAAGATCTATCACTTCACCTTCGTTATCAAATTCATTAGGTACAGTTCTTTGTTGATTTTCTGGTTGTTGACTTTGTGTGGCATCCGCTTCAGGACTTGTACCTGCTGGATTTATTTGACCTAAATATTGGTTAAAGTCTGCAGGATTAAGACCTAAGTTTCTTAAAATGCTTTCTGTTTTTGTACGATCGGAGAAAGTTGGATCTCTTGTTAAAATCTCAGGATAGGCACGTAGTAAACCACCTTGAGCTTGTCTAATTTTACGATCAACTTCTTTCAACGCAGCGATCACATCTTGCGGAGCTTTTGCACCATAAATAGAAATCGCATCACTGGCACGTTTAATATCATCCACGTTTAAACGACCTGTTGGTTTGTTAGCTCTAGCTAAACCATAAATAATAAAGTTTTCACGAACTTTGTTTTCTGCATAACTTGTGTCGTAACCTTGGCTTTTGAACCAATCTTCATTGAATAAATCAGCCATAGAGACCTCTACATTTTTAGTTGTTGATGCAAAAGGATTTTTTGGTGTAGGTAGATCAGTAAGAGTAATGACAGTTTCTTTTTCGTTGTAATCATCAAACTCAAGGAAATCTTTGTTGTATAGCTGTTCACCACCACTGGTTAAGTTAGTACCTGCTAGTCCACTTCCACCTGATTGTTTTGAAATTTCGTTAAAAATAGATTCAATATTGAAGCCCGCAGTTTGAATAATACTTTGAATATTACCAGGTAAACCTAACTTATTAATATCACTTGAAGCAGTCACTAAAATATTTGATATGTCTGATCTAATACCGTCTAGTGATGCAAAGTCTTGAACACCTTCTGTAATCTTCTGCACGGAGGGTGTCAATGATTCAAGTGTAGCTTGTTCTGTTCCAGGTTGTGTTTTTCCAATAATTGTTGCATTAAAAGTGCCGTCAGGGCCAGCAGGAATTGGCACATCAAAAATCTGTACTTGTCTTCCATCTTCTAATGCTTGTACTCGACCTAACATTAATTGTGGTCCAAATTCGGAAGCAACCATTCTACCACTGCCATATTGTCTTGCACCTGTTGGATCAATGTAGCTAACATTTAAAGGCGCATCCAAATCATTTAACATACTCAAAGAAGATTTTATTCTTTCTTTTTGCACGTCAAGATTGTGTGAGGATACATCTTTTAAAATATCGGAATTGAAACTCATAAATTTGGTCATGTCATCATTGTCATAACCCATCATCTTCAAAAAGAAATCAGCTTCTTTTTCCATAATTATTTTATTCGCATCTTGTGCTTGTTGAACAGCAAGCTCTCCAACTTTCATTTGATAATTAATTCTGTTTAATTGGTCTTGATCTGCTCTACTTAAAGCTTTTCCAGTGGCTTGTGCTAATACATCAAGAGCACCTGCAACGCCTTTAAATTGTGTTCTGCCATTTAAGGCATCAATCACAAAATTAAGAGTTGAATCTAAACCACTTCTTTTTGGAAGTTCTCCTAAAGATTGTCTAATCTGTGCTTCAAAATCAGCAGGGTTATAACGATCACCTAGACCTAAAGCTTTGTAGTATTGATCAGCATAAGCTCGTCTTTGATCTCTCACAGGTAAATACTGACCAGCAAACTGATTGGCCATGGCATTCATATAAGATGTTGTATCAACCTCTTGCGCCGCTTGTTGTACACTGGTTGCAGCATTAGCTTCCATTTCAGGAGTTGGTGCTTCTTGCTGTTCTGATATAGAAAATTTACCCCCTTGATGAGGTCTAATAGAATTTATTGGTTGAATAGGATCAACTGTTAAGTCGATTTTGAAATCGCTAAGGGTATCATATCCTAAAGAACTCATGAACCCTCCTTATCCTGCGTATCCGCCTAATGCACTTATTCCTTGTAAAAGAGGATTACCCATTCCTGGTGCTGAAGCTTGCATGAAAGATGGTGCGGCACCACCAAGTAAGCCAGCTTGAAATGATAATTGTTGATAGGGCTGTTGATACTGAGACATTGCATTTTGATAAGCAGTTTGTGCTGCTTGTTGATCGGCAGCAGTTTGTGTGACACCTAGTTGACTTAGTTGTGTCGCTAAATTTGCTTGTGTTGTTGGAGCTTGTACACCAAAGCCTCCGTATAATTGACCAATGCCTGTGCCCAGTTCACCACCTGCAAGTTGTAAACCTGCAGCAGCTTGTTGTGCTTGTCGTTGATTTTCAAATGCTGATTGTGCTTGTTGTTGTGCAGTTTGAAAACCTGATGATAATAGGCCAGCTATACCTGTGCCTAACTGTTGTTGAAAACCTCTTTGTGCTTCTGCTTCTAAAACTCCTTCACGACCACCACCAAAAGCACCTGCGCCTAAAGCTTGTGCTGCTCTTCCTTGACGTGAAATATCAAAATTTCTTTGCATTTCTTGACTGTACTTATCAATCACTTCTTGTTGATAAGGATTCATAAACTGTTGATAGGACTGTGGATCGTAGGCCCCGGTTGTTTGCGCTGAGGTCGTCATCGCATTACTAATAGCTGCATTTGCACCTTGTAGTGCTCCTACACCCATTCCGAAATAATCAGGTCCTGTTGTAGCTGCATTAGCGGCTAAATTTGTTGCTTGACCAATAGCGGCTGAAGGGGAAACAACTGTTTGTGTTGGGATTGCTGCAGCATTAGACGTTAAAGCCTGACCTGCAGTTAGCACATTACCATATTGTTGTGCAATTAAATCTTGTAATTCTTGTGGTGTCATTAAACTCTACCTATTCCCATGTTTTGTGCTTTGTCTTCTAAAGAATACATCATGTCATACATTTGTTTAGTACCTTGTTCTCTATTACCATTACCCGCAGCCATTACTGCTTGTTTCGTCATTACAAATTCGCCATCGGAGAGCATTGCAGGGATATCGTCAGATTGACCATCACCTGGACCATTAATCATACCGTCTTTTTCAGGAAAGTCCATCACTCCACCTTGGTTCATAGTGGCTGCATAAACGGGATTAATATCTTCATAAAAGTCTTTGTCGGCTGATCCAGATTTTAAATAAGGATTTTTTGTTGGATCGTAAAACATTTCTTTTTCTTCATCAGACATTGCTGCTGCTGCAACAGTTGCACCAACAGATCCTAGCTTTAGTAAAGTGCCATATTTTTCAAAGAAGTCTGTGACAGGAACGATGGATTGTGAACCATCAGCATTTGTAATAACTTTTGTTTTATTTATTAAGCCCTCTAAAAATCCCGGCTTCTTGACTGGTGCAGATAAATTAGTGCCTCCTGAACCGATTGATCCTATAGAGCCTCCTCCATCAACAGTGAAAGAACCTCCTTGTTGTGGTGTAACAATTGGATCTGTCATACCACCAGGAGTCATACCAAAACCACTTTTTACTCCACCCATAAATCCTTCAGGTGTGCCCATAGCACCAATACCTCTGGCCAGTGATCCGTAGGCCACGTTTCTTAAAACATTCTCAGGTTTGTCACCTGCAAGTAAACCTGCACCTGCTTGTGTTAACATCGGGTTCGCTGCTGCAAAACTTCCTATACCACGTGCTATATTTGCCATGGTTCCTGCACCTTGAACTCCTGCTAGACCAGGTAATAGTAGTCCAATACCGATTTGTCCAACAGGACTTCGTAATAAATCTTTTGCAGCTTTGAATATCTTCTTAAACATTTTTACTCCGGTAGTGTATGTGCTCCAGCAAATACATTGGGAGCTGTTACGTGAACATCTCTTCTTATATCTGCTTCTTTTGTGTCTGTATCTGGATTGTCAATATCTGCCTGACATTCCTCATGTGAATTATATTCTTGACCTGTTTTAGTATTAGTGACAGTAGTTTCTACTTTTGCACTATATACAGGAACTTTTTTACCATCGATCGAGTCATAACGCAGGATCTTTGGTTCATCTACAATCTTTGCCATACTCTATTTTTATAGGTAGAAAGCTAGGAAATCAACAGGTTTATTGTTGTTGCTTGACTTCTAATACAGATATATCAGAGGTGAGATCTGTTGAAGACGCTTGAATTTTTAAAGAGTCTCCACCCTCATACACAAAAGGTCCATTGAGTTGTTGAGTAGCACCGTGAGCCACATCAATGTTATTAATTTCTACGTCAGTAGAACCATTATTATGTGTAATTTTTGCATTAACAGTACCTGATCCTGAATCATTATGAAGAACTATCGTTTGAACTATAAAGGTTGAAACAGGTGTTGGAGGAGTTGCTGCCACATTTGCAACAGGAACTGTAAAAATTGTTATAGCTGCAGTGTTAGCTGCTTTTTGTGTAAACCTTTTAAATACATCAGCCATCTATCTAAAAAACCACGCTCTTCTTGTGGACTCCTCTTGAGTGTCTTGTGTATATTGAGTGTTCAATTGTTGTATCATTTCCTCTAATTGTCGAATTAGTTCAGCAGACTGTTGAGCATCATACTCAGGTCTAGGGTCAGGAAATCTTTGTAATGTTAGTTTTGCCATTATCTTCTACCATCGGGTTGAATATCAAAACGTTGTGTTCCTAATCTCCAAGCGGTGCCTGTTGTATTAGAGACAACATTGACTGTGAATTCTCTACCTCTTCCTCGTAAGCTTACAAACTCTGTTGTGTCAGTAAAGGTCGCTGTCTTAATAGTGCTCGTTGTATTGTTTGGATAATACTTAAATTCTAATTTCATATTTAAAGTACCTTCTTGATTTTGAATATCAGGTATAAGTTTTTGTACAAAAAGAATATCATTACCTTCACCTATTTCTACAGATCCTGATTTCACAAAAGCAGTCATGGCTTCACCGTCTGCATTATTTCCTGTCTCATGTAAAAACATTTGAGTCGCACCATCAGTTAAACCAGAGATAACTTCATTGTTGGCCGTGGTCGTTGGTAAGTAGTCCGAGGCTACAGGATTATCATAGACTTCTCTATCAATCCAAGTTGTTCTATCTAGTGTTCCTGTCCACCAAGTTTGCTCTAGATAGTTATAAGCCACTACTGCGTTAATTGTGTCAGATCCTGTTCTTGGGTAAAACCATAATACTTCATTGTACTCGCCATTATGACCTACAAAAGCATTTTCAGATCCTGTTATATTAATATTGTCAAAAACAAACTGTTCCACGGTACACGGTAATTTTTTGACTGTACCATCAAACAGATAAAAAGAATCTTGCGACATCCAATAGGCAACACCGTTTAAATCAAGTCCTGCGTGACTACCAATGATTCCACAGTTTTGACCTAATTGTCGTAAACCAAAAGTAAAAGGAGGACCAATAAACTGCATTGAGTGTAATGATGTATCTGTCCATACAAGTATTTGACCTCTTGATCGCTCTGCTGCCACGATCCGTGATCCGTCAGCAATTCTTAATGAGCCAGCAGTATTTTCTGCTGTAGGTTGATACGTGGTAATATCCTCTTGATCCGAAAATCTTATTAGTAAATCATCTTGCGAACTGACAGTTCCAATTGTGTTTTCTGTTCCCATAAAAAGCAAATGTCTATCGGGAGTAGAAACTAAACTTATTCTGGATGCGGTTGGTGCACCTGATATAGCAGCAGCTCTTGTGCTTACACCTGTTGATGTGTCCCATCTGAAGGCACCACCATTTAAAACTGTTGCAATTAAATCTTCTCCAAAATTATCTAGCGACCATTGTCTTGCTTCCAAAGTAACATTAGAAGCAGTAGAAGGAGTACCCCATGTACTAGAACCCCATGAGTCAGTGCCCCAACCAAAAGCTGAAGTAGATATCTCAGGACCAATAGTAATTTGATATTTAGCATTGCCTGATCCACCACCACTTGCTGTTGATCCTGAGGCAGCAGCGGTTGTTGTTACAACATAAGCATTGTTATTGGCTACTGATGTAACTTCAAATTCTTTATTCATATCTAAACCATCAATAGCTGAGAAAGAATCAAAGGTTACAAAATCTCCTTTTTGTGCACCATGAGATGTATCTGTCACAACAACGGATGTGGTTGCGTTTGTAGTAAAGGGATTAGTTAAAGCTTGTGTTTCTCTAATAGGGGTAATGTCATAAGCTAGTCCTTCTTCTATAACATAAAGCTTTCTATCAGTGCCGATAGCATTGTATCTCGTACCATCTAATGCTACCCAAGCATGTTGATCACGAGCCACACCCACCAAAGTCGTGGAGATAAACTTCTCCCATCCTTTAATTTTCTGTGGTAATCCTTGAAAAAAACGTACGTTATCACCATCTGTCCACTTGCCTTCGCCTGTGTAGTCGGTGACTTCTTTATTGATACCTGGTGCTGGTCTAAAATTTACTAATGGCATTGTGGTAATATACTACAAAAATCCAATAGATAAATAGCTTATTTAGACATGAAAATATTAAGCGTCATACGTGCGTCTTCAATACTACATCCATGATTACCAAAAGAAGTGTGAAATAAGCCTTTTTCAAAATATACACAAGTATTTTGTACGAAATTTGCTTTTGATATTTCGTTTTCTAAATCATCAGCAAAAAATTGAGTTCCTGAATTTAGGTTAGTATTAGAAAGGTAAATGAGGGCTGTGTTAGAATTATCTTTATGTATCCAATCTTTTTCTTCATCTTCGGCTAATCTAGTATGAGCATGTGTAAATATTTTTTTGTATTTATCTACATCTATTCCATTTAGTTTGAGGTAGGATAAAATGTGTAAATGTAAAAAAGGACTTTCTGTTTCAAGAGGAAGTGTTCGTTTACCAGCCCAACTGCCTGAAAAACCAGAAACTTTAACCATTTCCTCTGGTGTATAAAAATTTAACTTTTTACAATTTTCATATATGAGATTTGGAAAATCAAAAAAATTATAAATTATTCTAACATTTTTACTCATTTTTTCTTTTCCACTAATGCTCCAACGTTACCTTTAAATGCTCTATTACCAAAGTGAGTTAAAGGCATAGCTAAGTCAGCCCAAATTTCACCACCACACTCTTGCCATAGACGAGAGAAGTAGTAATCTTCGGATAGATATCTTATTTGTGGTTGACCTTCTTTGGTTTTAGTGTTGTAAGGTCCAACAGCAAATAAATCATAACAATTATCAGACTTATAAGATCCACCATTAACAATTTGATCAGACTCATATTTTCTTTCAGGAAACTTTTTCATCATAGTTCTAAATACTTTTCTTTTCACAAGCATCATACCTGTGGCTGCTTCTTGCACAGGAAAAAAACCTCCCTCACCTTTTAAATTTAAAGGGTCATCAAAGTTTACATTATACCCTAAGGCTCTAGCCTCTATTTCATCAGGTTGCGCATCGGGGTATTCTTTTAAAATGTCTTTAATTTTTTCAAGATATAAATGTTTTCTGGGATAAATTCCACAAGCTATATCTTTATCTACACAAAGTAATCGCTCGATATTTTTCCAAGTAAAACCTATATCAGCATCTATAAATAAAAGATGTGTAGCAACAAAATCTTGTTGATCCATCATCATAGAAACTATGGTATTTCTAGCACGAGTAATTAAACTTTCATTACCCATTGTTTGTATTCTCATTGCAATATTGTTAGCTTGAGTCCAAGACTGTAACTCCAACAAACCATGTAGTGTTGATTCAGTAAGTAATCCACCATACATTGGCATTCCTAAAAATATTTTAAAATTTTGATCTTTTAGTTCTTCTGGTTTAATCATTTTGTTTTTCCTTTATTATGTTAGTAAATATCCTATTTCTTGCTTTCTAAGAAGTACACTGCGTTATATCTCCAAGTGTCACTACAATATTTTTTATGATCTTCAATATATCCTCCATGTGGTAGTTTACCATTAAATATAACACATCTATTAAATTTAGCGGGAATAATATCAAACTTGTTATTTGATATATCACATCGTATATCAATTTCTTCTTCAATTAAATTCTGTGGCATGTCTTTGTATATTGCTGTTCCTCCAGAACATTGTTTATCTAAATAAATAAGTATATTAAAGCTATCGTCTATGTGGGGCCTAAATTGAATATGATTAGAGGGATCATTAATCCATTTGAATATATTAAATTTTATTGCGTCACAATGATAGTCTTGCAGATTTAATATCTGTTTCAAAGTATTAATTGTTTTGTGTTCTTTATCTACACCATAATTAGTTAAGGGTATTTCTAATCTACAGTCATAATACTCTTTAAAATTTTTAGTATCTTTATTTAATTTCCAATTAGGAACCCAAGTTTGTTTTAACATCTCGTATATTTGTTCAGAGTTTTTATAAAAATTATCAATGTATATATACTCTTGATCTCCTACTTTGCTTTTTGCTACTTCTAAAGTATCGTTTATTTCAAATAGTTCATGTGTTAAAAAAGGATAAGACATTAAAAAAACATTCCTTTCCATTTAGAAACAAATAAATAGTTGAAAGCTAAACTTATTCTTAAATCTTCATTTTGATTTGGAGATACACTATGTGGGCAATCATCATTAAATATAATTATATCTGCAAACTGTGGTTGAATGTTTGTTTCGATATTAGATCTATGTTGAGAATGTAAATTTAAATTAGAATTATTATCACTAAGATAGACAACGCCACTTAAATATTTTCTATAATCATCACTATGTATGTGCTCCTCTTGATAAAAATCTTTTTCATAAATATTTATCCAAGAATTAAAAATATATCCATTAAAGTAATTATTTCTTAAATGCATAAAATTTTCAATATGGCTTTGTATATTTAATTTTAATTCATGTAACTCAGTGCAATTCAAAATATTGTCTGTAACATTAAATGAAGTTCTTATTTTACAATTCCAACTTTTTTCTTTGTAAGAATTATTGGTTTTGTTAATAAAGTCAAAAGATTTTTTACATACTTCATCATTAATTTTAGAGTGATAATAATCTTCTTTATATAATGTTTTTAACATTAAAGTTAATGTTTACTTAATTCCAATATTATTTCTTTTATCAAATTTCCATTCTTTATAAGGACCTGATTTATCCACGTAATGAAGAAAAACAGTTATAAAATGATCGTGTTCACAATATTCTCTCCAATGTATTTTTTCCATTCCTTGAAAAATTACCGCATTATTTGGTAACATAGAAAATTTATGATCAATTCTATATCTTTCCCAATCATTTTTATCACTGAAATATTTATACTCAGATTCTTTATCTCTCTCACCTACAAAAAGATTATAAGGCTTATCTTGTGGTTCTGCTCCCAAACAAAGAGCTACTGTGTATTCGCACGATTCTCTATCGGTATGAACTTTAAGATCTGAGCCTTTATCATAAATTCTTAAAAAAGAATAAGTTGGGAAAAGTTCTTTACTAACATTTTTTTCTATAACAGGCTTACTAGCTTCTAAAAGAGTTTCCATTAAAAAATCACTATGTTCTTTTATTAATGAGTTTGATTGAGTGTCTGAGTCTATAAAACTCTTATTTTGATATTTTAATAAACAATAACTATAGGCAATATTTAAAATATCTTTTGGAAGAAATTCTTGAATAAAAATTGGTTGCATCAAATAACCCATCCTATTAGTGCATATCTTGATCCACTAGTTATCTTTTTTACTTGATGTGGAAACATAAAGTTTGAAGGAAAAATTATAGCATCGCCTGTATTTTGAGGATATTGAACTTGACCATCTAAAAAATCAAAAATAAATTCTCCACCAGTAAAAGAATTATTTAAACATATAGATATTGATAAATGTCTATCTGAAGTCTTCGAACTAAAATCAACATGATAGTCATAACCTACATCATATTGATTATGATCATATCGTAACAAGTCGCAAGAGCTGATTTTATCGATGTAACACATTTTATGTTTCTTTTTGTATTCTTGAACGCATTCAATTATTTTATTTTGAATATAATTTGAACAAATTTTTTGACCAAAAGAATTTGGTGTCATTACTGATTTGAAAGTGCAATTCCTAACTTTTTTATTAGACCCACCAATAGTGGTGGCATCTTCTAATTTTTCATCAAAATAAGATATTATTTTTTTACAATAATTTTCTGGAATTAATTTTCTAACTTCTAGAATATAATCTTTCACTTTAGTAAGTAATACTTAAACCTGAAAGATAGTTGTCTCTAGCAGTATTTGCAGTTGTAGTTGCACTAGCTTGAGAATCTTCATCACCACTCATTGCATTATCGTATGATGTTTGCCAAATATCTTGTGCTTCACATCTAATAACTACATTATTAACCCAACTAGGTAAGTCAGATTGAGAGGAATAAATAGTGTTAGGATTTGAGTTTGTATGCTCTAATTCATAAGACCATGAACCACTTTTGTTCCAACATTGAAGTGCATGCACAGTAGTAGGAACTTCAGTGTGTGATCTAATATTAAGATAATTTTTTGAATCTATATATACATCTGATTCAGTGTTACCACTACCAAAAACAGGTCCATCATTTACACTATCTTTATTTGTATTGGCATCAAAAATTATAGTGAGTCTTTTATTAATAGTTGTATTATTTATTGTTATAGACATTATTTTTTACCTCTCTTAGTTTTTACTTTATTATTGCTTAATTGTCTAATACTTTCATTTTCTAGTTTTTTATCTTTAATTTCCATAGCTTTTTGATGATCCCCTATCGCTCCAAATAAACTACCTATATTTTTAACTTGTTTTTTGGTTTGAGGATTTGTGGCTAAAATATTATTCATCACATTTTGACCTTTTACCATTTCATTCCTAAAAGATTCAGTAGCAGCTTGAACACCATTTAATTTTGAAGAGTTTTCAACTAATAAAAGAGGCAACCAAGCAATAGAACACCCCCACTCTTGAACGTCTAATCCTGTTTGTGGGTGCTTACCTTGAAGCATATTATACCAAACGCATTGATGTTTGATACATTTCTTATTTAAAAGAGGACACTTTCCATCAGGGTCAAATATTGGCATTAATCTTTGGCAGCTATAATCACGTTTGCATATTTAACGTTTGCGGCAGGAACGGTTGCATCAACATCCGCTGCGGCACTTGACAAACTTCCACTAAATGGATGAGAGTGAGATCCACCACCACCTGTGTTACCTGTGGTTCCAGAAGCTATGTAGTTATTACTAGGAGCATTTCTAGGACCACTAGTTGGTGATATGGCTGCTGCAGGGTGATTGTGAGAAGGTATCTGAGGCGTTGATAATGTAGTATTTCCTACTGTTCCAGAAAGTGAACCAGTTACAGGAGCTGAATCTTGAACCGCTGTTTTATTTGTCGTTGCTAAGAAAGATGAAAAGAAAGCGGTTGAACCCCCTGTACCACCACCTGATCCTGTGACAACTGACATAACAGCTTCATTAAGTGCAGCAGTTGTATCTTTAGTCCAACCTGTTGGAGCAGATGCTTGATAGAAAACTTGTTTTGTTCCAGAAGGAAAAGGTTCAACTCCACTTAAATTTGAACCATCACCTGTAAATGTTGTAGCAGTTACAGCACCATTTGTTCTAAGAATAATTTGTCCTGATGAACCAGCAGTAACAGTGTCTTTAAAAGTTGTTGCTCCTAGTTTATCAACTGAGTTGTAAATTTTAAAATTTGCAGAACCCTCACAATATACATGTGAGTATGCTCCTTGT